CTCAAATTGTTTTTAACGTCTTGAACTGCTAGAGCGTAAATCCCTAGTGGGGCTTGTTGACTTGATCCATCTTCTAAAACTTGAGCGTAAGGCAAATTGTTTTGAATGTAAATCAACGGATATTCGCCTTTAGCTATGCCGCCGACAACCGATAATCCAGCCGCCAATGTAACCGATCCTGACTTATCATCCACTTCTTTTGTGCCAGTGTTTGGCGTAACCAGTGTCAATATGTGGTTAGCCCTAAAACGACCAGTATCCACAGGTGAACGCTGAATAACCTTATTCAAAATCTCAATAGCAGTAGCCCGATGCAGTTTACTTAAATCATCAGTCATCACGCCTATAAAGGCTTTAGGGCTAACTGTCCAGCCCATTATGTCAACCTCAATTGAACAACCCATGAAACATTAGCAGGATCTTTGCCAACATTAATCACTTCATAGCCGTTAATATGGTCTTTTATCTTTGGCGTTTCTGTCGTTTCATCTTGCAGGCAAATCAACTTAATGTCAGTTCTTAAAATCTGTTCTTGATCAATTTCAGTTTGTGCGTAATGACCAAATACACCACGACCAGTGTAATTAGCAATGTTTGTTGTCTCTGTCTCTGTAATCGGATCGAATCCAGTAACTTCCAGGCGAACACCTTTAAAATCAGTGACAGCATCGAATAACCCTGTATTGAAAGCATCAGCTAACGCGAATGTAATATCGTCGTGCATTCCCATGATTAAGCCCTTTTAATCCAAACGGGACGACCAAAGCCGCTGCCAGTAGACAATAGCTTGCTCAATAGCGCGTCAACCTTCGCGAAGAATGGCTTTGTACGCGCAATGCCTGCAACAGGCGCAGCATACTTTACATGTGTGCCAGTCTGTGCGCTTGCTTCGATAATCGCGCCCTTATCAGTTGGCATTTGATTAGGCTGTAAATCCGTTTTGATTGCCTCGATAGCAAGTGCAATTTGTGCAGTAATTAGGGTGGAAGGTATTGCGGTTGACGGCAATGTAACACCATCAACCACAACCCCAGTACGCGGAAAATCTAATGGATTATCGGGATTAGCTTTAACTCCCTGCCAGCCTGTAACGCCTGACAAATAATCCATTGCTTTGATTAAAAGAATCTCACATGACGCATCATCGACTGGCAACGTAATGCCGCGCAATGCTGCATATCCACGCAAAGCTGCTACAGATGCGTATGTATTCGCATTCGCAACGCCGCTGCCATCTTCGATGATTAACGCCATGCTTATTTACTCTTTGATTTCTGCTTTTCTTGCAGTGCTTCCATTGCGCGAATATCATCAAGTGAGGCTTGCGCCCCAATCTCGATACCAGCAGCGTTTATCTTCGCTGGTTTTGGTGCTTCATTGACAGTATCAGTCATGATGGATTACCCGTTTGTGATAAGGAATGCCAACGGAACGTTTTTGCGCTCAACTTGACGATCCCAGTTAGTTGCTGTTGCAAGTTCTGCCTGAGTTGGCGTAAACCCTGCAACGCTTGCGCTAGTGAACTTAAATCCAGACGGATGAAGTAGCCATGTTTTGCGCGTAAACAATGTCTCTACGCCGCCGCCGTTGCCTTGGTTTGGTGCGCGGAATGCTTCAACTGGAACTTGTGGTGAGCCTTCACCATAACCAAATGCGCCCGCGCCAAACAATACAGACGTGTACTTGATACGGTTTGTGCCAGCGATTGCAGGCATGCCATCATCTACAATAATGGTTTTACCCATATATGTAGCAAACATGATATTACCAGCCGAATCACGGATAAAGTCAATGTCATCGTTATCGACCATGCGCTTATAAACAACGCTATGCACCGCAATGACACCAGTGTTTTCAAACGCATCGCCCAAAGTGAACGCCGCTTTTGTGAAGTTCGCTCGACTGAATACCTCACCAACCGCTGGTGCGCCTACCGCGTCTGTACCAACGTCATTAACCATATCGCCTGAATCATTTGCAATATTGTCTTTTACAACGCCTGTTACAGAGCTAATCAAACGTCGCTGCCATTGACGCTGCCAGTACGCGTCGGTACGCGTTTTAATGCGCCCCATTGCGTCCGATCCTGCAATCTCACTAGCAAGGTCAGCAGTAGACCATGACTTATTCAGGTACGCGATACGCGCAATCTGATCGCCAGCGGTGATTTTCTCAGGTGTGCTTAGTGACGCTGGATCATCGTTTGAGATGTTCGCTTCACTATTACCAAGATCGTTCCAGAATGGAATATCTACGGTTTTGCCGCCGCTGTTTGCTTTCGCATCAAGCAAATCATTGCGAACAACTACGCCAGACGTGTAAAACGCTGTTTTCTCTGGTGTATTATTCGTTTGATAATCTAAAAATACACGCGGCTCAATGATGTCAGCTAATTGTGTTGTAGCCATGTTAAAAACTCCTAGATTTTACGTTCAGCAACGATGCGGTCGTATGTTGATCGATCGGTGCGGTAAAGGTTTGTCAGCTCGTCGCTGGTGTAATCGCTTGCTTTTTTAGCAGCACCGCCGCCTTGACCGCTACCAGCAGCACCGCCGCCAGTCGCTTTACTTCCTGCAATCAAAGGAGCATAAGCTCGATCATTGCGTAACTCGTTCTTCAATTCTTCAACAGTCAGTGCGCTTGGTTTGCCGTTCGCATCCAATACCGCCACATATGGCTGTCCGTCTCTTTCGTCTACGCTTAACCGTGGTAATAGTAACTTACGCAATAAATCAGAACTGCCTTCAATGGCTAATTCACCCGCTAATTGCGCCGCTGTTGCACCAACGGTCAAGCCATGTACTTGTGCTTTCAGTCCGTCAATGACTGATTGCGAATCTGTTAGCGTCTTTGCGTGTTTCGCTTCCCATGATGTTTTGAGAGCTTCAACATCACCAGACTTTGCTGCCTTGTCGTCTGCTTCACGTTGCGCCGCTTCCTCTGCCTCACGCTTTGCAGTCTTAGCCGCTTTCGTTTCATCTAGCAACTCTTGATTTTTCGCTAGAATCTTCGCTTGATCTGCTTGCAATGCAGCCAATGCCGCTTTGTTCGCTTCACTTTCTGCCTTTAGGGCTAAAATCTCTTCTTCAGTCACAGACTGTTCTCCTTTGTTATCACAGATAACGGTTAAATACTAGCATGTTTAAACGCCAATGGTTCAAGCCTTCGCATGTCATCTAGCGTCAATGGTTGAAAGTTCTTGTCTAGCTGTAGTTTAGCGAACGATTCCGCGCTTAAACCACCATTCCGCAATAGATTACCACGATTCACGCCAATTACACTATCTTGAAACTCTATAGGCTGTGTTTTGAGCCATTGGTAGTAAGTAAGGTTTGCATCTACTGGCCCATTCATTGACGATTGTTCGCCACCGCCTGATAAAAAAGCAAACTCTTTATCAAGTACCGCTGTGATTGTAGAGCGACACCGCCAATGCGCTGGAGGACGTGGGCCACTATTCAAAGGGAACTCTTGCCCACTTAAACTACGGCAAATCTCACTTGTACGACCGTCTAGCGTACTTTGCCACTTTACCCTATCAACAATATCACTATTCGCCTTAAATGTCTCATTTCGCGCCGTTGTAGCCACATGCGCGATACCTGTTCTCACTATCGCTTCAGCGTTTCTTGATGTGATGTCTAAAATACCATCTTTGAACTGATTGGCTCTCGTGCCGCGTAATTTCTGAATGATCTCGCCGTTTGTTTGACCTTCAAAAACACCCTGACGAATTGCGCCAACGATCCGCTGTTTTTCTCTAGTTGTGAAGTCTTCGATATACGGCTCGATTAGCTTGCCGCCGTCCGCGCCTCTTACGTGTAGTGGTGACGCGTTTACCGCCTTCTTAACCTCGTCTAAAATGGGCAATGAAACCTTTGTCGCTTCACCTACTGCCAGCTGTAGCGACTTAGCTTCAAAACTAGATTCACTGACCGCAATCTGGTTCATTGAATCTTTTAGCTGTGCTGAATTTTCCGCTAATATCGCGTCCATCCCTTCGCCAACGTCTTTTAGTAGTTTCTCTAGCCTGTTCCGCTTAAACGTCGTCAATTCTTCACCCGACAAACGCTCACGCAACAGCACG